TAAAAGTGATATTACCAGTCGCCATGCTGATAATATAAAATATGTCAATAAAACTAGTTATGATATAGTTATAATTGACAAACACCCCGATAATGTTGTTATAGAGAAGATATTGGAACTTCCTTTATCTTCCTATGACCGACATTACATATCTGATAATTTAAATCACGATGTGATTAGAATATATTATTAAAATAAGAAGGAGGAATATAGATATGTCTAAATTAAAATGGGATCAAATAGGAGAAAGACTTTATGAAACTGGTGTAAGTAAAGGTGTTCTTTACCCAATCAACAATGGAGCTTATCCTACTGGTGTAGCATGGAATGGTCTTACTGCAGTTAATGAAAATCCTTCAGGAGCAGAAGCTACTCCATTATACGCTGACAATATTAAATATCTTAATTTAATGTCTGCTGAAGAATTTGGAGCTACTATTGAAGCTTATACTTATCCAGATGAATTCGCAGCATGTAATGGTGAAAGTGAATTAGCAACAGGAGTTACTCTTGGACAACAAAAACGTACTACTTTTGGTTTAAGTTATCAAACTAAAATTGGTAATGATGTTGATTCAGAGCTTGGATATAAGATTCACTTAATTTATGGTTGTTTAGCTGCTCCAAGTGAAAAAGCTTATGCTACAGTTAATGATAGTCCAGAAGCTATTACTTTCTCTTGGGAAGTTTCAACTACTCCAGTTGAAGTTGAAGGATTTAAACCAACTGCCACTTTAGTAATTGATTCAACTAAAGTTGATGCAGAAAGATTAGCTTTACTAGAAGACGTGTTATATGGTTGCGACGCACAAGCAGAAGATCAAGAACATGGTATTCCAGCTAAAGAAGCTAAAACAGCTAGATTACCATTACCAAATGAGGTATTATCTATTATTAATGGTAATAATAATAATAATGAACAACCTCAAGGATAACGCATATATAAAATATAATAGTGGTTTAGAGGGATTGTCCGCTTTTTTTACAACCCCTCTTTTTTAAATTTGAAAGGAGAAATAAAAATGATTGCAAAAACTATTAAATATAAAGATTATAATGGGGAAAATAGAGAGGAAAAATTTTATTTCAATTTATCAAAAGCTGAAGTTACAGAAATGGAACTAAGTACAGAAGGAGGATTAGCTGAAAAAATTCAGGCGATTATAAATGCAAATAATACTCCCGAAATCATTAAACTTTTTAAAGAATTAATTTTAAAAGCTTATGGTGAAAAAACAGCTGATGGTAGAAGATTTAGAAAAGTGGATGATGAAGGTCATCGTTTATCTATTGCTTTTTCAGAAACAGAAGCATATTCAACATTATTTATGGAATTAGCTAATGATGATGTTAAAGCAGCTGAATTTGTAAACGGAATAATGCCTGTAGATTTAAATCAAGAAGAAATAAATAAAGAAGTAAACAAATTAAAAAATCAAAATGATACTATAAATAGTTAATAGATGGAGGTTTTAGAGATGCTTCAAATAACAATACCCTCTACTGAAGCGTGGGATTCTAAAAAAGAAGAATTTGTTAAACTTAAAGAGCAAACGTTACAATTGGAGCATTCTCTCGTATCCATTTCAAAATGGGAGTCAAAATGGTGTAAACCGTTTCTTGGTAAAAATGAAAAAACTTATGAAGAAACAATGGATTATATCAAATGTATGACCATAACTCAAAACGTTAAAGATGAAACTTATAGTCACTTAACGACCGATAATATAGAAAGAATAAATAAGTATATAGGTGAACCTATGACTGCCACCACTTTCAGTAATACTAGTACCGGTATTACAAAAGAGACCGTTACTTCAGAATTATTATATTATTGGATGATTGCAAATAATATTCCTATGGAGTGTCAAAAATGGCATTTAAACCGTTTGATAACTTTAATTAGAATATGTAATGTTAAAAATACACCTCCTAAGAAAATGAATAAAAGAGAGATTGCAAATCGTTATGCGTCATTAAACGCTGCTCGAAGAAAAAAATTCAATTCTAAAGGTTAACAAATTATGGCAAAAGTATTAAATCATTTGCCATCAGTATCATATATTGATACTTTTACTATAGTTTATTAAATAAAAGGGTGATGAATTATGATTAGCTTTAATCAAAAAGGAGATTTTTCCAAATTAACAAGTTTTCTAGAAAGAATTAAAGAAACAGTTAAACTTGGAGATTTAAATCGATATGGTAGAGAAGGTGTAAAAGCTTTGTATGATGCCACGCCTGTTGATAGTGGTTTAACTGCAAGTTCGTGGTATTATAAAATCACTCGAGGAAAGAATTCAGTTGCAATTTCTTTCCATAATTCAAATATCCAAAAAGGTGTTCCTATAGCTATTATATTACAATATGGACACGGAACTCGAAATGGAGGATGGGTTGAAGGTAGGGATTACATAAATCCTGCAATTCAACCTGTATTTGACAAAATTGCACAAGAAGCTTGGGAGGAGGTTAATAGAACATGAGTACTCAGGGTTCTAAAACCATCGATGAAAAAGTAGTTCAGATGCGTTTTGATAATTCTAATTTTGAAAAAAATGTTAAAACAACAATGTCTACATTAGACAAACTAAAGGCGCGTTTGAATCTTACAGGCGCAACAAAGGGGTTAGAAGAAGTACAAAAATCGGCAAATCATTTGTCATTTGCTAACGTGGAAAATAGCCTAACTTCTTTGGAACGTCGTTTTTCTACGATGGGTATAGTAGGAATGACCGTTATCCAGAATCTAACATCTTCGTTAATGGGTTATGTAGGCAGACTGTCTAATTTCGTAACTGGAGGAATAATACAGGGAGGTTTCAACAGAGCTCGTAATCTTGAAAATGCTAGATTCCAATTAAAAGGTTTATTAAAAGATGCTTCAGCAGTTGAAGCAGTAATGAAAGATGTTAATTATGGTGTTGAAGACACTGCTTATACTTTAGATGCAGCAGCCAATGTCGCTGCTCAATTAGCCGCTTCGGGAATGAGAGCCGGAGATGGCATGAGAACCGCATTAAGAGGTATCTCTGGTGTTGCCGCAATGACCAATAGTACTTATGAAGAAATTGGTAACGTTTATACAACAGTTGCTGGTAATGGTCGTTTGATGGGTGAACAATTATTACAATTATCAACAAGAGGTATGAACGCTGCCGCAACACTTGGTAAATATTTAAATAAATCTGAATCCGAAGTAAGAGACATGGTTTCTAAAGGTAAAATTTCATTTGAGATATTTGCAGCTGCGATGGATGACGCTTTTGGTGCACACGCTAAAGAAGCGAATAAGACACTACAAGGTGTCACAGCAAATATTAGAGCTGCTCTTGCTAAAGTTGGAGCCGAATTTATTAACCCGATAATAGCCAATGAAGGACCGTTGGTTGGTTTCCTAAATGGTGTAAGGGAAAAAATAAATGAAATGAAACTTATTTTAATACCACTAGCTCAAGTTTTATCGACAAAAGTATCTGGTGTTTTATTAAAATTAGGTGATGCTGTTAAAAAAATAGATTTAACAGGCGTTAAAAGTTTCGTTGACAAATTAATAGAATTTTTAAAAGAAACTAAAACTAATAAAAAAACAATGCAAAATTTAAAAGATACATTAAAAGGTTTTGTTTCTATATTAAGTATTGTTTATAATTTAATAAAAAGTATAGTATCTGGAGTTGGTGTATTACTTAAAAATCTTACTCCATTAGGCCAAGGAATATTATTCATAACTAGTGCACTTGGAAGATTTTTATCTAAAACAAATGAGTCTATCAAAAAATCTAATATATTTACTAAGGTTATTGAAAAAGTAACAACAACGTTACAAACTGCAATAAATAAGATTAAGATTTTTGTAAAAGAAACAGTAACCTTAGATAGTATGATTCATTTTTTCAAAACTATATTTGAAGGAATTATTAAATTAGGAATTGCAATTGGAAAAGTATTTGCCGATATTATTAGAAATGGTGATCTAAAATCAGTTATTGAAATGATAAATACTGGATTGTTTGGTGGAATATTAGTAGGTTTAAATAGATTTATACATAATCTAAGCGGAACTACAAAATCAGCTACTAAATTCTTTCAATCAATAACTAACATATTAATACAAGTTAAAAATGTATTTAAAGCTTGGCAAAATGAATTAAATTCTAAAGCTTTATTAAATATAGCAAAAGCTATTATGATAATAGTAGCATCATTATATGTATTATCATCTATTGATGAAGAACGTTTATCGGCTTCTTTAGGAGCATTAACAGTTGTTATGACTGAAATGATTGGTATGTTTGCTATATTTACAAACATTACCAAAAAAGCTAAAAATGTAACAAGATCATCAGTATTGTTATTGTCATTGTCTACTAGTTTATTAATTATAGCGGCTGCTATGAAAAAACTTAGTGAAATAGATTCAAACCAAATGAAAATAGCAATAGTAGGAATGGCTGCAGCTATGACTGCTTTGGTGTTAGCTTTCAATGGAATTCCAAATCCTAATAAAAAAGAAACTCCTAAAAAGATCAAAGGTTTAATAGCAATGTCTATATCCTTATATATTATGGCTAGTGCCATTAAAAAAATGGGATCAATGGATTATAACACATTAATAAAAGGATTGATTGGTGTTGGATTATTATTAACAATGATGATCAATACTATAAACCATTTAAATTCTGATGGTGCTATAAAGAAATCAATGTCATTATTGATAATGAGTAATTCAATGATCATATTAGCAGGTTCATTAAAGATATTAGCTACTATGAGTTGGTCTGAAATAGCTAGAGGCTTAACAGCTATGGGTGGAGCATTTACTATTTTAACTATAACTATGAATGCTTTATCACATATTCGAGGCGCTATAGGAAAATCATTTGCGTTATTCGGAGCTGTTACATCAATAATTGTATTAGCAGGTTCATTAAAGATATTGGCTACTATGAATTGGTCTGAAATAGGTAGAGCGTTAACGGCTATGGGTGGTTCTTTATTTATATTAATAGCAGCATTAAAAATACTTGGATCTAATTTTAAAACTGCTGTAATCGGAGCTGGCTCATTAATTATTATAGCTAATGCATTAGTTGTTTTAGGTCTTGGTATGAAAATACTTGGTAGTCTTAGTTGGGAAAGTGTTATTAAAGCGTTAGTTACTCTCGGTGGAGCTTTAGCCATTCTTGGTGTAGGTGCATCTTTATTACAACCTCTTATTCCTGCTTTATTAGGTGTTGCTGGAGCCGCTGCCTTATTTGGTGTAGCAGCAGTTACGTTAGGTTTAGGTCTCGGTTTAATAGCTACGGGTATATCTGCTCTATCTTTAGCTTTATCTGGTGGAGCTACAGCTATTGTGGCTGGTCTTGGAGCAATTATAATTGGTGTA